TTAAAGGTGTTAATTTTATAGATCTTATTTTAGATTTTATTCTTGATATTGGTGTTTCCTTTTTGAATTTTGTTCAAGATTATTGGAACCCAATATGTGTTATACTTGTTATCTCTCTTATGTTAGGATTAAGTATAGGTATTTTTGCTTTCCCATTGGCTGATCGCCTCTTTTTATTTAAAAGAAAGGAAAAAGCGGTCGTACTTTTACCGGAGGATATCGGGAAAAGTGATCGTAAGCTTATTTCAACAATTAAAGAATTGGTTCCTACTTCTATTAGTAAAATTGCTGGTAGTGTATCTGGTGATGTGGAACCTAAACCAAAGGGAAAGGCTGTTTTAAATGATATTGATGTTTCTCCTCCTCGAGTTAAAAATTCGAATATTAAACAGAGTCCAATAGTTAAAGATGTTGGAGTTCAGTGTATTCTTGAAGATCAAGTTGATATCAATATAACCCCATTAGAAGTCAAAGCTTCAGATGTTTTGGAACGTGGCAAGCGTGTTTCTAAGAAAACCATTGCTAAATATGGATTACCAGAACCTGTTCGTGGTCGTGGTGGTTATGATGATGAAATTGATCTTAATGATGATGCTGCACAAAGACGTTATGATGCTCGAATGGCTCGTTTAGATCGTAGACGTCGTGGAGATGCTAGAGCTGATTATTATGTTAAAGCAGTTGATAATAAAAATGATATTACAAAACCTTATATTAATTCTCCAGGTGATAATATTGCTGTTCATATTAAAGGCCGAGAGGCTTGGAAGTGTGCGATGGGTATAGATTCCTGTAAGAATATTAATGACCATAAAAAACATAAAGTTATTAAGAAAACTGAATTGAAGGCTATTAGAGGTGATGAAACTCCGCTTGTTGATAAAAGAAAATATAAAAAAGGATCTACTGTTGTTAATTCTGAAGTAGATGCCAAACAATCTTTTAAAGTAACATGGAGTGCACCCTTTGATATTGTTCTTCAAAATTGGTCAAATGATTCTAAGAATCTTGAAGTTGCGCAACCAGGTTCTGTTGGTTTGGATGCTAATGCTATAATGAAGGCTACTTGTTTAGTTGAATACCATGTTGATAGTCATACTAATCGAATGAATGCTGTTGCTATTGGTAATTATTTAGTAACATGTCATCATTTGTTTGAAAGGGGTGACGGTTCATTACCTAGTGGAAAGACAACGATTGTTGGTGAATTAGTAGGTGTTACTTATCTTGGACAATTATATCAAACTAAAGTTCTTAAAGCTGATAAAGATAAGGATGTTGTTTTACTTGAAAAAATTTCAGGAATGACGTCTCTTAAAGAAGCTAGGAAATTTGATGGTACCAAGAAATGTTTAGTGCCTTACTATGATCCTATGAATATAAATCGTATGTTAATTCATGGTGGTGATTGTACTTATTCTAAGGGTATTCATACTGCTAGTACTCAAAAAGGAACTTGTGCTGCTCCTATTATAGTTGATAATGGCCAAGTTGCTGGTATCCACCAGTGGGGATCTTCATCTTGTAATGGATTTATATCCATTGCAGTGGTGAAGTCGGTTTTTTAATGCGTGAATCTTTCGTTCCATCAAGTCCTTCTACAGGTGCGGAAGGAGATATTTTAATGAGGGGTTTTAAACCTCATGTACGATGGACGAAAGATGTAGCGGCACTTATGCAACCTAGCCTTGATCATTTATGTGTGATCGGAGCTAATCCTAGATTTAGAGAATTGAAAACAGGATTTAAGGTGGATCCGATATTTCTTGATTTTTTGAAGGATAAACCTTCAGTTATTGATAAGTATCAGCTCCAACTTATTCTCGATAGTGTTGTTTGGTCTTCTGATGATGAAAGTATCGATGTTGATCTAAAACCTTATGTTCCTGCAGCAATGAATATTAAAGCTGCTTATCAAGGACTTATGAAAAGCGCACGGGAATATAGTTTGCCGAAGGGTATTGACCCTAAACTGTGGGATATTTCTAAATCTTGGATGTTCCAGGAGTTTTTACCATTGATGAAAGGTGCTAAGATATCTTCTCTTGAAGATGTTGAGGCACGTATAGATTTAAGTAAAAGTCCTGGACGTTGTTTCGTTGGACGTTGGAAAAGTAAAGCTGAAATGCTTTCCGATCCTGAAGGACGTAATTTTATTAATGAATATTGGGATCGATGTGCAAAATTAGGCGAGTCCTTTACATTATTCGGATGTGATGTCAAAGATGAACTCCGCCCATTTGAAAAAGTGGCAGCCAATAAGACGCGATTGTTTTGGTCCGCCGCAGCTACTCATAATTTTTTAGGACAAAGACTTTTGATGGATGCATTACAAAAATTGATGCAAAATCGAGGTCTTTCATGTCATACTATTGGTATGAGTCGTTTCGGTCGTGAATGGCATGAGCGCATGTCCAAGTATGTTGGTAGATTAGTTGGAGACTTCGATGGAAGCAACTGGGATACTAACATGTTTGTTGATGCCCTATGGGATATTATGGAGTTGTTTTGGGAATCACTTAGCGATGATGATAAAAGTGATGATAATAGGAACCGTTTTGTTAATTATTTTGGTGAATCTATATTTTCTTATGGAATGATGCCTGATGGTAATATATTCCAGGTTGGTGGTGGTATGAAAAGTGGTGTTGTTTTTACAGCTGCTGGGAATACCATGCATCATTTTAGGCAACATGCTTATGTTTGGTTAACACGTGTTTGTCCTGATAATACTATTGAAAATTATAGAAATTTCATTATTGATTATAT